CATCCTTGTCTAAGTCCAAGAAGTCTGGTTTGCCACCTTCTTTAACTTTAGTAGGCAGGCCTTTTTCTTTAGTAGCAGCAAAGTCATGTGTATCCTTGGGCTTCATTGTTTTAGCAACTTTTTTCAACTCAGGACTTGCGCCTTTGATTTTTTCGCCCTTTTGCATGGCATGTGCCATGCCCATAAACTTGCGTTGAGCTTTGCTGACTGATTTTTCAGCCACGGGTTCCATGTGCTGTTCAGCGTCGCGCTCGTGTGTGCTGATGATATAGTCAGTGACACTGCTCATCATGCCTTTGATCTGGCCAACTTTTTCTTGTACCCATTCTGGCAAGTTTTCATTTTGACGCAAACATTTTTCTAATTCGCGAGCATGACGCATTATGGTGTGCAATGAGTCTTTGGTCATTCCAGCTTCGTCATTGTATTCCGCTTCTTCACCGTGACTAATGCCTTCACTGCTCATGTTGCTTGGACGAGTCATTAAAACACCGTCGCTGTCTAGATCTTCTGCGGTCTTGGTAGGGCGACCGGCTTTGTACTTGTAGCTCTTGGCTGTCACACGCTCTGGACCTTTGTCCTTGCCTTTTGGACGACCACGGCGAGCCGGAGCACCACCTGTGGCTTCTGGATCTGTTTCTGGATCATCAAATGTTTCTGGCTTGCGAGTATAAACTGTACCAGTGGAGATTTTCTTTTTGTCAAAACGGCCTGTGCCTTTTTCTTTTTCGCGACTGGCTAACCAAGCATCCATTTCTTTGAAACCTTCTTCAAGATCGCTAGTGTCTGTGAATTCCTTGCTGCCAACTTTGAATTTGCCACCTTTGGGTGTTGCTTTTAATGCGGCAGTAAAAGCGTTGCCTTCTTCCATGTCGGCTTCATCCATTTTGTCATAGCGATCACGGATCTGATCCATCTTATCTTTGCTGGCATGTTCACGACCAGCTTTTTGCAAGGCTTTCATACCCGCATCCCCATATTTTTTATTGCCTAGGTAGGCCTGTAACGCACTTTCTTCCATACTGTCACACTTGCATGGTGAGCAATCACATGCTGGACAATGACCTTCCTCAAGATTACTGGTGTCTTTAAATGTCTTGTCACCTAACTTGAAACTGCCACCCTTGGAAGTTGACGCTAGCTTGCCTGTAAACGCATTGCCTTCGTCGGTGACGTCTTCTTTGGCATGACGTAACTTATTCAACACGGCACCAGCAACACGCTCACCGGCGGCCTTACTACCATAACGTTCAGCGGCACCCTTGGCAATCTTGCTAAAGTTCTTGCCTGGCTTGCCAATGTCTTTGCCAGCGGCAGCTTTCTTGGCGCTGTAGCCGGCTTCGACCACGTCATTAGGATTTTTACCTTGCTTCAAGTCGTCCATGGCCTGAGCAATTCGAGCGTTACTAAAACCAGCTTCCTTGGCGGCTTGAGCCATTTTTATCATGGATCCACCAAATTTTTTCTCTACATCTTTTTTAGTAATTGGCAACCCTGGAAGTCTTTTAGCCTGGCCTTCGTTTAACGCTTGTGTCAGTGGAGACTGAACAACGGTTTCAGCTTGTTTAGATTTGGCTAACTGTGTCGCATCTTGTTTGTCAGCCAATGTGGCCAATCTCTTGTTTAAGTCGTAAAAAAAATTGTTCATTCCATTATCCCTTTGGGTTTGCACCAGTTGCTGGGCGTGGTGGTCGCTTGACCTTGGTCATTGGGCTGTTGTTGCCCATTGGTAAGTCGTTTGTAGTTTTTGCAGGTGGAGTCTTGCCACCGGCCACAGTAAAGTCGCTACGGTATGTGTTTTTTAATACAGCATGTTCGTCATACGGAGCAGAATAATCTGCACTCAATGCGGTTTGTTCTGCGTCAGGAGCAGGATAATCCGTATCTAATAGATCTTTGTTCTGTGCCGCAACACGCTCACGCTCTGAATCCATACCTTCTTCATGCGGTGTAGTCAGCATGATGATACGATTTGGATCCATCATCAACAGTTGAGCAATCTGTTTGATCTGTGGCTCAATAGCTGGATAGCGGAATTCCACGTCCATGCTGGTCACTGAATCGTTGCTGTGCTTGGGAAAGTCAGCAGGCTTGAGTTGCACCGGTGTGGTCTTTGGCTTGCTAATCTTTACAATATCAAACTGTGCAAGTTTTTCTTCTAGCTGTTTGACGAAATCAGGAGCAACATCACCTACAATTTTGATCCTGTAGTTGTATGTGCGCTCTGATTCTGCGAGGTATTGTTGAAAATTTTTCATCGGTCGGGTTCCTATATGATATTTATGCTTTGTTATTGTTTTGTGCGCCGGAGGCTATCAAACGTTCCAGTAAATCGTTACGGCTTAGCACTTGTCCGTGTGCTGTTTCTGTGGGGGCGTCACCAGATTTGCCAGCTTGATCTTGATCCATTTTTAATTTTTTTAACTGTAGATCAACCATTTTTAACTTTTTATTCAGCTTGGCTGTTTTGGCTGTGATAGCATGCCCTAACATATTACTAGCCACGTTAAATATTTCGCTGGCATATCTACTATCGACCTGCATACCTAGGTCCATTAGATTGTCATAGCTTTCTTTGGCCATGTTGGCCAAGTCATCTAATTCGCCATCTCCGGTGGCAAGATCACGTACCGTGGGCAGTGCGGCATCAATTTTATCTATAGTAGCATCTATTTCTGCCAGCTGTGTACGTGTTGGTTCTGTCTTGGATTCTACTGTAGACTCCTCAGCGGGTGGAAAATCAAAAAGTTCTTCTAATTTACGAGTCATGACCTATTTACCGGTCTTTTTACTGCCTTGATGATAAATCTGATCTTCGTTGATCACTCTAAACGTAAGTCCATTTCGCCTGGCCCATTTGGTTGCCGAGTCCCACTTGGCATAGTTTACAGCCACTATAGCACGATCACGATCCGAGGCTTTGCTTTCAACTAGACTTTGTTTTTTAGGTTTGATTTCAATCAATTCAGCAACGGTGGTATTATTACGTCCGCGGTATGTTACTAAAAAATCTGGAATGTACATGCTTTGCTTGCCAGTTAATGGATTGCGATAAGGAATTGCCACGCTTTCACTGGCCCACTGTAGCACGTTGTCGTTGCTGTCTAAGAATATCATGAAAGTAAGTTCCCAACCTGATCTGTATCGTGGCGTACCTTTGCCTACATACTTGCCAGGATTTTTTACAGTATAGGCACCTTGACGAAAATTAGGCACGGGTTAAATCCTAATATTTCTTGCTACATAATAATTAGATTGTGCAGGAACATTGAGTCCCAACAGGGTACTGCGACTTCTTATACCATTTAGATAATAAGCCAAGGTCAACGTAATCTCTGGAGCACTTTGTCCTTGAAATTGTTGTAGCAACGTCATTGCAGGAACATTGGTTGCGTGACTGATACGAAATACCGACACAGCGAAATTGCCTGCGGCTTCGGCCGATTTAAAGACTGATCCAAAATAACTCCGCACTGCGTCATACTCATCCACAGGTACATGTTGTTGATACCCGTAGAACCGATCAAAGATTTGTACTGTTAAATCAGTTTTGGTGTTGACAGCGTTTACTGATGCCATGATTAATACCCTGCCTGATCATAAGCATTAAATCCAGGATCAGCGGCTGGCGAACTTGTAGCAGGCGACACTGGACTTACATCAGTTGAAATTTGTGGTCCAAGCGGAAAGACTGATCCGGTTTTTCCTGCCAATGCTGGTGCAAGATTTTGTAGTATTTGTTGTGTGTATGCTCCAGAGCCTGCCAATGAACCCAACAAGGCACCGGCTGTTGGCACCAGACTTTGACCAACTGCACCAATTACATTTTGTAAAGTATTTTGACTAGTGGCCAGAGCTTGTAGGTCTTGTTTGCTACCATTTGGACTTGGCTGTACAGTACCTTGGCTTTCAACAGTGGCAGTTGATCCTGGTACAGCAATTGGACTAGGTACAACATCATAATGACTGGGGTCAGCAAATCCTGTCACAGGATCACTAGGTTGTGCACCACCGATGGCCCCACTATAATATTTGACATTTTCGTAGCGTATGCTCATGGTATGAGTCATGAGTTGATTGCCCTGACTGTAATCATAAGTGTCATGCGTCCATTCAGTAATCAATGGATTAATCATGGTGTACTGAGCATAGGTCTTTTGGCTCATACCATATATTGTAATGTCTCTAAAGAATGGTTCTTGTCCGCTGGCAGGACCTGTAAGCAAGGAAGTGGCTAAACTCTGCAGTGACGGATTGTTATAACCTTGGCCACTGAGACCCCAATGTTGTATTCCTCTGCTGGGCGAATATATATCGTTGGCAGTGTAACTTGCTCCACCAAATACATCAGGTACTTGAAGTTTTCCTAGTACCCCAGACTGGTTAGGAGTGTTGCCATATTTGTATGTTGGATCACTGTAGTAGTACTGATAGTACTGATACCACATGTTGCGTATAAGATCACTGTTATCATCATTAAAAATAATTTGTGCTGGATTGTAATTGATCTTTGTCTGGACCAGGCGTTTGCGATTGTACTGATTCATTTCACTTACGGCAAGTGTGTAGCCCGGCAACTGAGCAGATTTGACCATGAGGCCAATGGTGCTGCCTTTGCCACCTGATGTTAAATTGGCTACCGCAGGTATGTTGGTATTTAGATTAAAATAAACATGAAATAAAAACTTATTGCGGGGTGCAAGATCATATCCACCAGATCTAAAAGTTTTACTAGCGTGATCATAGTCTCTCAGCCCTTGATCGGGCGGAAATGCTTGTAGATTATTTTGGCCGAACGCCATAGGTCGTTAACCTGTGGCTACGTTGTTAACTGTCAACGGAATTGATGCACCAACACCAACATCAGCACCAGTGGTGGTCTGCATGGCATTGTCATAGCGGATGGTCATGCTTACAGTCATTGGCTCAGTACCCGAACCATAGTTGGCATCGTTGTAGTTGACACCTTGCAAGTAACAACCTAAAATACTCCAGGTTTCTAACGCGATAGGAGCATTGGCTCCGTTGCCGCCATCTAGTACTTCAAACACTGTGGTAAACTTGTAGTCAATGCCGGATGCAGCACTACTCTGTTCCATGAAGTCCAATTGCTTTTGAAGTTGCTCGCCAACCAACCGACTTACATTTCCGCCAGCATCATCACGCACTTCGCAAGTGCAGTCAGCCCACGAATGCTTGCCGGCCAAACGGATTGTACTGTTGTAGATAGGAAGATCAATGTTGTCAAATGTAACATTTGGACGACTAAAACTTATAACCTGTTTGGTCAATTCTGTTGTAGGTTGTGTCACGCCTAGGCCTAAAAAAGTAACGCGAAAGCGATACTTGAGTTTTGGCATCAGCAAACCTTGTGCCGAACTGCTTTGGTCGCTGGCTAAGGGTACTGTCAGTTTTGTTAATGAGGCTGTTGCCATTTGTTTATTCTCCTAATATGCTTTTATTTATGGCGTGTTGTCTGGGCAAATTTTGACTTGATTTGCCCAGTATCAATTACGCTGCCGCCTGTGCTGCTATAGTTCCTGTGTTTTGAATACGCATTGGTATGTAGATAAACTCTACAGCCTTAACTGGCTCAATAGCAATATCCACGTACAGTTCGTTACGATCAATGCTTGCCGGAGTATTGTTGGTCAAATCACAAACGACCAAGTAATCATACAGGCCACGCTTGTTGACCAGGTCAATCATGAGTGATGTAATCTGATTAGTAATCGCAGAACGAGTGATAGTATCATTTGGCTCAAACAAGTACTGATTACCAATAATTTCCAAACGACCACGGATAAATGCTACCAACCGTGCTACGTTGATGCGATCAAGTGCTGTAGCATTACCTTGTAAGGTGTGATTACCAAAGTTAACAATACCGGTACCAGGTATAAATGTGATTGGGTTGACGTTATTACTATACAATACATCACGTAGCCCTTGATTTACACCTAGAGGTTGGAACTCACCCGACACAGCATTAAGGTAACCAATTTGCAGTGCATTGTCTACTACACCACGACGTAAGCCAGCTGGGGCAAACCATGGATAAGCAACACTGTCGCTACGAATAATAGTTCGCAACATCATGTGACTTGGTGCTGTAACTACCACGTTACCTGTTAGGTCAGTTGTGGTACAACTTGGATAGAATGCAGCACTGTAAGCATCACCTTGAGCCAAATTACCATCACCTGTGGCAATGCCTAAACCGTTATTGTTGGTAGCCCAGGTCACAACATCTGCTGGATCTAAGCGAAGCGGTGTGTCAATTACACTGAATGAAGTGTCACCACGATCATTGTTTAGTACCACCATGTTGGGTGCCAACTCTGGATACTGTGGGCAAGCAATCAGATTATACTGTGCTTGATTTTCACGCAGTTGTGTACTTGTGTCAATGGCCACTCTCAATGCCTGAACGATCAAATGACGTTGTGCTTGGCGGCCCATGTTAGGACTGCCGTCTGCACGTAGGCCACTGACTGTAAGCCAAGTATTGGTTTCGCTAGGAAGTACATCTGGTGATGGATAGTCTGTAGCATTAAAGTAGTTGACCGCAAATGACTTAACGTTGAATCCTGATCTACGTGTGTTAAACAACAAGATGCCTTCTGGATATAGATCTGGATTAGGTGCATCAAGATCCAAGTAGTTGCTGGTTATCAACGGTGTTGATCCTGTGGCAATTGGTGGAATAGGATCTGTGATTGGGTTGGTTGTACCGTTAGGTGCCCAACGTGCATCAGCAAATAATACACCATTGATTGTGGTCTGATCAGCATTGTTGATTGTGACCCACTGGTCTTCTCCGTCTACACTTTCCCAGCGACTGATCACTGGATAGTTTTCTAGATCAGCAGTGTTGATCCACAAGTCGCCATAGACCAATGCGGTTTCTGCTGCATTGGTTTGTGTGGTAGGTGCTGTGGCGCTGAATATAGGACCAGCAGCGTTGGTCAAGCTCAAATTGTATCCACGCACATCATTGGTCACATTTTGATAGCCGTTCCAAATGCCATTGTTTTGTATCATGATATCCACAGTGGTTGCATCACTGTAATACCAGTAGGTGCCATTGGCTGGGTCTATGTTGGGCTGGCTGGCCGCAGCAGTGTAGGTAAAGGTGGGTGTAGTCACCCAGTTGCTGATTACTATTCCAGGACCAGTAACTGCTTGAAGACGCACACATTGCACTGTGTCGTTGAATCCAGCATCGGCTAGTGGAGTATTGACTCCGTCTATCAGGAAGATTACTCCACCTGTAGCATGTGTAAACACTATTTGACCTGCGCTGTTTACCGAAGCCGACACATTTGGCACATTGGCCGCACTGACAGCTGCCTCAAAAGCAGCCGAGTCAGTGCCGTCTAAAGTAGCTGTGACATAGGCAGTTGCCGTTGTGGATTCTGGCTCAGACGCAGCTATCTGGAATTGTGATGCAGTGATAAATGTAGGGTCAACCACAGCACTTGTGGCCACAGTGGGTCCTGCTGCCAGGCGTTCTAAAATCTGGAAGCCGCCTGTAGAGTTCTTGTAAGGGTCAATCTGTGCATAGGTAGTGCCAGCAGGAATAGCCGAACCGCCGCCCACTGGATCCAGTGCGTTGTTGGCATCAAGATCTAGATCGTACACCGGGCATGCCTGTAATACAAATGCACCCAGAGTCGAGTCATAGCGATTGACTGAAATAAACATGCCTTGATTCACAGCATTTGTTTGTTGGAACACACTGCCAGTGGGCTCTGGTTGTGTATCTGTGGTGCGCCATCTTGGTGCTTGATAATTGGCACCGGTAAAATAAGCAGGAGCTGCATATTGATTGCTGGTGATACCCAATGTTGCCAATGGTGTACCACTGACATTGTTGATAGCAATGACGCCTGTGCCTTCTGTGCTACCGTCGTTGGCAGCTGTGCTGTCTGCGTACAAGGTTAATTTTCCACCAATGCTGGCAGCATAAACACCACTGGCATTTAGAGCAGCGTTGATCAGGCCAGCTGTGTACAGCACTGTGTTGTTGGGGCTTGCGGCCACTGTGATAGTCACATCATTGATGGCAAAACTATTGCCTGCAGTCAAGCTGGTTGGAGCCAATGTGCCTTGAACAGTAGGCCATGCTGTTTTCCATTCGTCGCTGCCGACCAGTACCCAAGTGTTGTACAGGTCGCCGGCACTGGCGCTATCTTGTAACCAACCCGGTGCTTGAGCTGTGGTAGGTCCACCGCGCTTGTAGTATAAAGGGTTATAAATGTTTGTGGCCACTACAGCATAGTTGCCAATGGTTCCATAACTGGCCAAGGGCACTGTGCTTAAACTTTCTAAGTACACTGTGTCTGTAATTACACTGGGAGTGTTTTTGGTAAATGCGGAGGTGCTTTGATTCCATTCATTGATACCAAACACACTGCCGTCGGTATCAAACCAGTAAGTTCCATTGGCAGGAGCTCCCACTGGGCGATTTAATGTGGCAGTAAGAGCAGCCAAGTCAATGTCAGCACGCATTACGTAGGCAATGTTAGTTACACCCAATGCTGAATAACCGGCTAGTAATCCGTATTCATTGAGTTCGTACCCGTTGATTGGAGTTCCTGCTGTGGTGTTATAAAAGAAAGGTACACCAAATGTGCTTAACAAATCTCGCTGGCTGGTCATCAAATACAGCTTGTTGGCATTGGCAGCCAGAGTTCCTGGAGCTATTCCAGTTCCTGCACCGGAGATCTTGTTCTCTGCAGTCGCCAATAAAATAAACGGCGTCGAGCTGGCAGCAGCGGGTGTGTAATTGCTTTGGTCAATTACACTGACTTGTACACCTGGGGATA